CCATGTTGAGTCGATTCCTTTGTTGTCGTGAACGGTTCCGTGTACTCACGGTTGAGGGCCTGAGACCTCAGAGGAAGTTCAATCATGCAATTGAGTATGGGCAGATGTGGCATATCTGTGAGGAAGTCTTTGCAGAGAGCGGTAATCCCATAGTCAATAATCCTGTTGCTGATCCTCCTTGGCTAGATGCCCTGCTGGGGTATTGCTGCGAGTTAGCGCAGAGATACAAAATGGACAGCGATGTTATCAACAAGTGGTATTCCATTTGCAAACTCCAGTTTCCCATCTATGTGGAATACTGGAAGAATCATCCAGACGTGAAGAGCCGAAAGCCTATCTGTCAAGAGGAAACTTTCAAGATACCTTACAAGCTTCCCTCAGGTCGGATTGTTTTGTTGCGAGGAAAGTGGGACAGCGTGGATTGGATTGGGAGTAAGAAAACTGGGGGAGTCTATCTCCAAGAAAACAAGACGAAGGGAGATATCAAGGAGGATGTATTGAAGCAACAGGTGGGCAGCGGGTTTGATTTGCAGACCATGTTGTACCTTGTTGCGATGACTGAATCTCCTAGGTTTAGTCCCAAAGAAATCAAGGGTGTAAGGTACAATGTAGTTCGCCGCCCGTTGGCAGGAGGCAAGCACTCGATACGCCAACACAAACCCACCAAGAGTAATCCAAGGGGGGAGACTCCTGACCAATACTACGAGAGGCTCCAGGGACTAATTGCTGAAGAGCCGAGTTGGTACTTCATGCGGTGGAAGGTTGAGATAACTCCCGCTGATTTGGAGCGATTCAAGCGGGAGTTTCTCAACCCCATTCTTGAGCAACTCTGCGATTGGTGGGAGTGGGTTCAATCTGGACCTACGCCGTTTGGTGTTGGGGTTGTTAACACACTCCACTGGCGGACACCCTACGGGTTTTGGAATGTGCTTGCTGAGGGCGGAAGCGGAGAATTGGATGAATACATCAACACAGGGAGCAAGCTGGGGTTGGAAAACGTGGACAGCCTATTTGGAGAACTGGAATGAATAAGACAGTCAAACGAACGGAAGTCCATGTTGATAGTCCTTGGGGCATAGCTAAATTAGATGCTGACGACAAAGCAAACGACATGCACGAAACTGTTGTGGAAGAGATGACCCAAAAACTAAAGGCTGGACAGCCTGTTTGGAGAACTGGAATAATGCAAGAGAAAGAGAAAATCCGAGAAGGTCTTACCAAATACTTGGAAGCAATCGAAGCCGTGAAGAATGCTGAGAGAGAATCTAAGAGAGCAACCAAACAAGAAACAGCTTGCAGAAAAGATTTGGTAAGAAGAATCAGAGCAGCCGGAGGAAATCCGATAGTCTACCAAGGCCAAAGATACTCCATCAGTTTGGATACTATGAGTTGTGGTGGAGAGGGCACCCTAAAAATCGAGGTTTGTAATGACTGCATCATCGAAGACTAAGAAGCCCAAGAGGAAGAGGAAGAAACAGAAACCCAAAGAGCCTCTGATGGACGAAGGGTTGAGGTTGAAACTGTGTGGCATGTTGGCTGAACTAGAAGAGTTGAGGACGACAACCCACAACACAAACGAGGCATTGAAAGAGATAACGCAAGAGTTGATAATCCTTATTGACTCAAACCAACCATTTTAGGAAAAGCAAATGCCAAAGATTGTTAAGCAGTCGAGGAAGAGAGTAACCAAGAGCGGAGTCTTGGGCCGTATTCACGACGTAGGTTCAAGACGGTCAGGAATGAAGTTGAATGTCTATGGGCTGGGGAAGCGGGGAAAGACTCGGCTGGCTTGTTCCTTTCCTAAGCCTCTTCTGCTAATTGGAACGGAAGACGGAACTGCCAGCTTGGGTAAAATGAAGGGGGTGCAGTTTGTCCAATTGCAGAGAACAACAGACCTAGATGAGTTGTTGCCTCTAGTCTCCGACGGTAAGTATGAGTCAGTTGTCTTGGATACTGCTGGTGGACTTCAAGATATGATCCTGAAGGAGATTTTAGGGTTGGAGGATATGCCAATCCAAAAGACTTGGGGCATCGCTAAACAGGGGGACTGGCAGACTTGTGGAAGCCAAACAAAAGAGCGGTTGAGGGCACTCCTTGATTTAGCAGCAAAGGCCAACGCTTATGTCGTGATTATTGCGCACGAAAGAGACTTCAGCAAGGGCGATGAGAGTGATAATGACTTGGGAGTGTTTCCTACTGTGGGAAGTGCTTTGACTCCCAGCGTTGCCGGTTGGCTTAACGGGGCTTGTGATTACATCGGACAATGTTTCTTGCAGGAAGAGGTCACGATCAAGAAACGCAAGATTGGTAAGAAGGTTACAGAGAGTAGGCAAAAGACGGGTAAAATAGAATACTGCCTGCGGATCGGCCCTCACCCCATCTACATGACTGGCTTTCGTGTCTCTCCTGATGTTGTGCTGCCTGACTGTATTGTCAATCCGTCTTACCAGAAAATCCAATCAGTTATTGATGGAGAATAGCCATGCTTGTGCTCAACAGGAGAAACGGCGAACGGGTACTCATTGGGGAGGACATAGTTATTACCGTACTAAGTCTTCGGGGTGGGGTAGTTCGGTTGGGAATTACTGCACCTAAAGAAATTGCAGTTCATCGGGAAGAAGTAGCAAGAGACATTGAAAAGGAAGGAGAAATCAGAAAGAGGAATTAGCTAGAGAGTTGTGGAAGAGAGTTGAGGTAGGTTATAACCAATCCTATTTTGAAGTTGGAGAAGCTACTATGGCGAGAAAATCGAAGGCTACGTTTGCTGATCGGTTGGCTAGTTCATTGCTTAACCACGCAAGCGATGAAACAACCTATGATCAGCCTATGATCAATCTTCCAGGAGGCATCAACAACGGAGTGGCTAAGATCGTCGATGCGAAGATTGGTGAGTATGCAAAAGGCAACAACCAGGGAGAAAAGTTCATCTACCTTGCTGGGGTTGTCGTGGAACCAAAAGAGGTCACGGCTGTTGCTCGCGTCTGGAAGGATGGCAAAGTAATGGCCCTTGAACCCGAGACGGTCGCAGTAGAGGGACAACGCACTTCGCTATTATTGCCTCTATGTGATACCACAAACGCGGCAGGAGAGGTCAAGCCTTTTGATGAGCATGTTGATCGTATGCTCAACGAGTTGCGTAAGCTGGGAGTTGATACGGATGGAATTGAGAGCGATGAAGACTTGTCTTCTCTTCTAGAAGCGCTCGTGGAGGCTCAACCCTTCTTCAAGTTCACAACCTCAGCAAGTAGTCCCAGCGCTGCCTACCCAACGGAGAGGGTCTGGGAAAATTGGTATGGCAACAAGGGGCTAGAGGACTATGAGCAGGAAGATGGCGAAGACGTAGAAGAAGAAGACGAGGAAGAAGAGACTGAAGAAGAAGCACCTTGGGAAAAGGATGACAATGCCCAAGAAGTAGAAGATGAAGAAGAGGAGGAAGAGGAAGAGGAAGAAGAGGCACCTGATAACTTGGCTACTCTCGGTGACAAGGCAGACCAAGGAGATGGAGACGCCCAAGACGAACTGACAAAGGAAGCTGAAGTGGTTGGTGTTGATCCTGATGAGTTTGCTACTTGGGCTGAGGTAGTTTCTGCTATCGAAGAGAGTGGAGACACCGAAGAAGAAGAGGAAGAAGAGGAGGAAGAAGAGGAAGAAGAGGAAGAAGAGGAAGAAGAGGAAGAGGAAGAGGAAGAGGAAGCCCCTGAGAAAGAAGAAGTTTATGAGTTCAAACCTCCTCGCGCCAAGAAGGCTGTTGAGTGTGAAGTGACTGCTGTTTTTGAGGGCAAGCAAACTTGCAATCTGAAGAACCTCGATGATGGCACCGTCTATAAGGCTGTCCCGTGGTCTAAGCTGCAATAGGTTTCTTGTCTTCGCTATCTCTTGGGGTTTCCCCTTGACATAGCAGCTAGTGGGGTGAGTAGCTTCTCCTTGGGCAAAAGCCCCACTAGCCTTTATTTGGCCCTGTGAGATAATTGGCATAGTCTACACCCAGGTATTTTACCGCCTAGGGCGGTATCTTATTGGCATTTGGTAAAGGAGTAATGTAGGTTCGATTCCTGCCAGGGCCACTTAGTTATTAGCCGAATTACATGGGGAAACCATGAAAAAGAAAAGACGTAGGCCCCTCAAGAAGCGGTGCAAAGCCTGCGGGGGAACTGGTAAGAGTAGTAAGAAAAAAGAGTGTGTGCCTTGCAAAGGAACGGGATGGTTAAAACCTCAAAACTGATGGAAGCAATTAAGAGGCGCAAAGCTTTTGCGTGGAAGCTACGTCCTGAAGTTCTCCGTTGCAGGAGAATCCCAGAGCCTTTGCATGGCCTAGCCCCCAGGGTTGTCCTTGGAGCAAAGTGGTGGGACAAAACTCGGCAAGCATCCTACAAATCAACCGCCTTCCATTGTGTTGCCTGTGGAGTACACAAAGGCAACGCCTCGTATCGGCAATGGTTAGAGGGACATGAACTCTACAGCGTAGACTACTTACTTGGTCGAATGACCTACTTGGAGACTGTCCCTCTCTGCCACTTGTGTCACAATTACATCCATTCAGGGAGGCTTGCAGCACTGCTAGAAGAGGGCAAGATAACCCATGTAAAATACAAGGCTGTAATACAGCATGGAGATAGGGTGTTGGAGGCTGCTGGCTTACGCCTCCAGGAAGTCTATGATGGGATGGCAGCAGAAGCTTCTGAGTGGAGATTGATTATCGATGGTAAGGAGTACAAGAAATGCCCCGATACAAACTAAAATACTAGGAACTAAAATCTGGGGGATCTTATTGGTCCCTTATAACTGATCCTTGGGACGGTCCTGGCGTGCTTGTCTGTCGATCAAAATTGTATGCAGTTATGGGGCAAGCCAGGAAATCAGCCAGGGCTGTCTTCACGAACCACCCATTTATTCACGAGACTAAACGAGTTGTAAAAGTGTTGTATTAACAAGGAGCGTAGGATGAGTGAGAAATGCCAACGATGTGGAGAGGTAGGGCAAAACATGCGGACCCTCCATCTTTCCTGTCTTTACGATCTCATGGAGTTGGGTATCCCTTTCGATATTGTGTACCTACAGTCTGCAGGTATTGCTGTCAAACACAGGATTTATACATTGAGGGTTTGCAAGGGGTGTAGAGCGGAGTGGTTGCAATCTGTTAAGCAGTGGTTCAACACCCCAAGGGCAGATAATCTGGACAGCAATGGTATAGTGACTAGACCTGTCTCAGAGTATGGGGTGGAAGATGATATCACTTGACACTGAGACCACTGGATTGGATTTGCATCATGGGGCAAAGCCGTACATCGTAACCATTTGCAATGAGCAAGATGAAAACATCTATTGGCAGTGGCCAGTAGATCCTTTGACCCGTAAAGTGATAGCCCCTCTAAACGAGATCCAAGAGGTAAAAGAAGAGATCAGAAACGCTGAAGCGATTGTCTTCCAGAATCCTAAGTTTGATATCCAAGCCCTGGCAACTATCGGAATAGGGAAGGAGGATTTCAGCGATTGGCCTTGGCATAAAACCTATGACACACTGTTGGCCGGTCATCTGTTAGCAAGCAACCAACAACATGACTTATCCACAATGGCTATGGTGTATTTGTCAATCAATATGGACCCTCTTGAAGAGAGACTTCATAGGGCTGTAATGGAGGCAAAGTCTGTAGTCAAATCGGAGAGACCTGATTGGGCTTTGGCACATCCAGGCCGCCCAGATATGCCAAGCGCAAAGGGGAAGGTCTGGAAGTATGATGCTTGGGTTCCTTCGGCTGTTGCTGCTGAGCTAGACTATCCCGAGGACCATCCGTGGCATACAGTCTGCATCAAATATGCAAACGGTGATAGCTCTGCTACGCTCCCTCTTTGGAAGAAGCAAAAGGAACTGCTCAAACTCAGAGGGCTGTGGGAAATCTATCTGGAGAGGCTGAAGCTTGTTCCAATTATTGTGCAGATGGAGAGGCATGGGATAACCATCAACCGGAAGAGGTTAGAGAAGCTTCAAAAGGTGTTCACCCAGGAAGTAGGGAAGGCCAACAAGGTTATGTTGGGGGTGGCTCTTAACCACAAGTTTGAGCTGTCTATTCCCAAGGGAGGGAACAACAATTCTATCCGAGAACTTGTCTTCGACAAGCTCAAGTTGCCTCCCCTGAAGTTAAGCCAGAAAACAAGCGCACCGTCCTTGGATGCAGCTACACTAGAGCATTGGCAAGCCACTCTGCCTGAGGGAGAGAGTTTGGAGTTTGTGAATGCCTTGAAGGCAAAACGTAAGAGAAGCACAGCGCTTTCATACATGGAGAGTTATCAACGATTTTGGTTGCCTGTTAAGTCTTGCAGCAAACATGGACTTTGGTATCGTTTGCATCCATCCCTCAACACAACGGGAACGGATACGTTAAGATTTTCTAGCCAAAATCCCAACGAGCAAAATATCAGCAAGCAAGAGGGATTCAATCTTCGGTATTGCTTCGGGCCTATTCGAGAAAGGGAGTGGTGGAGCTTAGACTACAATAATCTGGAGTTGCGGATACCTGCCTACGAAGCAGGAGAAATGGAGATGATAAAGCTTTTTGAGAAGCCTGACAAGCCTCCCTTCTTCGGTTCTAATCACTTACTCGTATTCTCAATTCTTCATCCAGATAAGTATGATAAGAAAGACCCCAAGGGACTACTTAAAGCCAAGAAGAAATATGCAACAACTTGGTACCAGTGGGTAAAGAACGGGAACTTCGCTGTACAATATGGGGCTGTAGAAAAGAGCGGGACAGCCGACAGAGCCTACCACGTTCCAGGAGCCCAGCATAGGATACAATCAAGGTTCAGTCGGATCAAGAAACTCAACGAGAGAATGGTTCAGCTAGCCCAAGACCAAGGATTTGTCGAAACTGTCCCAGACAATACTCTAGACAATACCCAAGGCTATCCCTTGTCCTGTACCCGCACGCGCTGGGGAAGCATTCTGCCGACTGTCCCGCTTAACTACCACGTTCAGGGAACAGCGATGTGGATAGCCAGCAAGGCAATGGTATACTGTCAAGAGTATCTGGACAGGATAAACAAGCGTAAGAGGGAAGGCACGGGATACTATATGGTCATGCAGGTACATGACGAGATTGTCTTTGACTTTCCGAAGGGAGGTAGAGCAAACTTACCAAAGATCAGGAAGCTACAGAAACTCATGGCGAAGGGGGGAGAAGACGTGGGGATTCCTACGCCCGTCAGTGTAGAGTATCATCCCAATAACTGGGGAGAAACAGAACTTCCATGAAAGGAAAACAGAGATGACC